GCCTTTTAAAATGAAAGATAGCCAAGGAAATGACATAGCTGAAATGCTTAGCGAATTAGGAATTGAAAAAGAAAGCATAGATAATCAAATGGCTATGATAATCTCTTTGTGGCAAACAGCTACAAACAGCAAAAGTGCACAACAAATTCAAGCAGTTAGAGAAATAAGAGAAATAGTACAAGATGAAAAGAATGCAAGTAACAATAATAGGATAGAGATTATAAATGATTTACCAGAGGATGATGAAGATGAGAGTTAGAATAAAAGATATAATAGCTCCACATTTTTGGAATACATTTAAATCTAAAAGGACAAATCAAATATATGAAGGTGGAAGAAACTCAACTAAGACATCTATGATAGCAATAAAAATTGTCTATAATTGTTTGGCAAATGATAATTGTTCTGCTGTTGCATTGAGGAGCCACAAAACAGAATTAAGAAATAGTGTATTTAAAGAATTAAAAAGAGCCTGTAAAAGATTAGGATTAATAGAAGGAATAGATTACAAAACAACAGTGGCTCCGATGGAGATAAGATTCAATAATGATAATACTATTTACTTTGCAGGTGGCGATGATTATGAAGCTGTAAAAGGTATGATAGATGAAAACAAATTAATCAAAATAGTTTGGTTTGAAGAATTAACAGGATTTAAAGATGAAGATACAATAGACCAAATAAAAGCTACTTTTACTAGAGGAAATAACGATTGGTTTATGGCATTATATTCTTATAACCCACCTAAAAACAAATATGATTGGGTAAATCAATGGAGAAATAGCAAAATAGATGATATAGATTATCTAATATCACATACAGATTATAGGAGTGTTCCACAAGAGTGGATAGGATTGAAAGCAATAGAAGAAGCAGAAAAGCTAAAGGTAAACGATGAAAAAAGATATAATTGGATATGGTTAGGTCAGGTAATAGGTCTAGAAGGACTTATATATAATCCTGACCTTTTAATGTATGTTGATGAAGAATACATGAAAGATATAAAAATATTATATTTAGATTTTTCGATAGATAGTGGACATCAAACATCAGCAACTTCATGTAATTGCTATGGATATGGAACAGATGGATATTGGTATTTGTTAGATTGCTATTATTATAGTCCAAATGAAAAGCCAAATAAGAAAGCTCCAAGCGAATTAAGTAGAGATATATTTAATTTTGAACTTACTATGAATAAAAGGTGGAAAGCTATTACAGATAAAGAAACTATAGACTCAGCAGAAGGAGCTTTAAGAAATCAATATTTTAAAGATTATGGAAGAAGATTACATCCAGTTGATAAAGGAACAAACAAAGAGCAGTTAATAGAATATAGTCAAGATTTTTTAAGTAAAAAGAAATTTAGAATTGTAAAAAACAATAATACGAAGATATTCACGAAAGAGTTTCTTAATTATAAATGGTTACAAGGAAGCATAGAAAAAGGAAAGCCAATTCCAGATAAAACAGAACAAGAATTTAAAGCAGAACAATATTTTAATTCTTACACAAATGACTTTGCTTATTCGTATTGTGACCATTCAATAGATAGTTTTCAATATTGGATAAAAGATAATTTACAAAAGCTAGGTTTAAAACAATAGGAGGAGAAAAATGGAGTTATATGATAATATAGCAAATGCATTAAAAAAGAACGGAGTTAATTTAAAAGTCGGAGATTTATATGATTATATGGCAATATGGAAAAGTTGGTACAGAGGTAATGTAGCAGACTTTCACTTTTACAATGAAGTAGTAAATGGACAGATAGTAAGAAAAGAAAGACTAACAATGAATATGCCAAAAAAGCTTTGTGAAGATATAGCAAAGTTACTATGGACAGAAAAAACAAGAATAGCATTAAGTAACAAAAAGTCAACAGAAAGATTATGGGAAGTTTTAGATAGTAAAGAAAATTCATTTACTATAAACTTTCCTATTTTTTTGGAAAAAAGTTTGGCAATTGGAACTGGAGCTTTAATTGAATATAAAAACAATAGAGATGAAACAATAATTGATTATGTTTTAGGAGATGTAATAATACCTTATAAATACACTAATTCTTACATAAATGGAATAGTAACAATAAGCAGATTTCAAGAAGAATCACGTAAAAAGAAATGGTATTATACACATATTACATATCATGAATACACAGATGGAAAGTACCGAATACTTAATGAATTATATAAGTCAGAAAGTGAAACAGAACTAGGAAAAGAAATAGACTTTAATACAATGTTTCCTGATATAAAAGAAACAGATGAAGTAGAAACTTCAGTGCCAAGATTTCAAATATTTAAACCAAATTTAGCAAATAACATAGACATGAATAGTCCAATGGGAATATCAGTAATTGCAAATAGTATAGATAGATTTAAATCATTAGATATGAAATATGATAGTTTTTATCGTGAGTTTAAACTAGGTAAGAAAAGGATATTAGTAGATCCTACAGCAATGAAAGGAACAATGTCAGCCGATGAAAATGGAAATGTAAGAATGATACAATACTTTGATAGTAACGATGAGGCTTATGTAGGAATAAACGGAATGGAAGGACAACCTGTTAAAGATGTAGACTTTTCATTAAGAGCACAAGAACATATAGACTCAATTAATGCAGACTTGAATTGGTTAAGTTCAAATATAGGACTAGGAAGTAATTTTTATAAGTTTGATGGAACAGGAGTTAAAACAGCAACAGAGGTTATGAGTGAAAATTCTGAAGCATTTAGAACAAAAGTACATTATGACATTATAGTAAATGATGTCATATATGATTTGGTAAAAGTAATTTGTGAAATGGAAGGAATAAAGACAAACAAAATAACTATAATTCCAGATGACTCAATTATTGAAGATAAAAATACAGAACAAATAAGAGCATTGCAAGAAGTATCACAAGGAATAAGAAGCAAAAAATCATACTTAATGGATATAAAAGGAATGTCAGAACAAGAAGCAGAAGAAGAACTTCAAAGAATAGAAGAAGAAAAAATAAGTAATCAAGAAGCTTTTGGTTTTAATGTAAGCGAGGAATAATATGCTAACTGAAAATGATTTTAGATTATTAGAAAAAGAAGCTGTTAAGTTATATGGAGATTTAGAATTAGAGATAATAGAAGAAATAGCAGAAAGAATAGCAAATGTTGGATATGCTAATACAGTAGTCTATAACAATGCAGTTATATTACAAGAAATGGGAGTTTTATATCAAGATATCATTTCAATGGTTGCAAAATACAATGAAAAAACAAAAGGTGAAATTTTAAAGATATTTGAAGATGCAGGGATAAAGACAATAAGCCGTGATGATATGATTTATAAAGAAGCAGGGCTAAATCCTGTTCCATTAAAAAGAAGTAGAAGTTTAATGCAACTAATGTCAGCAGAAGCAGAGCGAACTCACTATAATTTAAGCAACTTAGTCCAAACAACTGCAGGAACGTCTCAAATGCGTTTTATTGAAGCAATGAACAAAAGCTATATGGAAGTTAGTACAGGAGTTAAAAGCTACTCACAAGCGATTGTGGATACAGTAAAAGATATATCAAGAAATGGAGCTTATGTTCAATATCCTAGTGGACAACGAAGAAGTATAGAAGTTGCTACGAGAATGAATATTATAACAAGTGTAAATCAAACCTGTGGAAAAATGCAAGAGCTTAGAGCTCAAGATATGAACTGGGATTTAATGGAGCTATCAGCACATGGAGGAGCTAGACCGGAACACGCAGAATGGCAAGGTAAGATAGTTAGTAGAAGTGGACAAGCAGGATATTTAAGTTTAGATGATATAGGATACGGAACAGCAACAGGTTTTCAAGGAGTAAATTGTAGACATACATGGTTTCCTTATTACAAAGATTCAACTAGAACCTACACAAATAACGAATTAAGAGAAATAAATAACAAAAAAGTCAACTATAATGGTCAAGAGATGTCTGAATATGAAGCAACTCAAATTCAAAGAGGAATGGAACGAAAAATACGTCAAAACAAAAAAGATATAGCAGGACTTCAAGGATTATTAACAAGTAACAGCGATATAGATGTTGAAGAAACGCAAAGACAGCTAAGAGAAATAAGAAACAATATGAAAAATAACAATTTAATCTTAAATAACTTCTTAGAACAAACAGGATTTAGAAAAGATAATACAAGGCTAGTAATCTAGTCTTTTTTTATTGCCTTTTTACTTTGCTGAAGGCATTAAAGAACAACAAAGGAAATCAGTCAACTCTATTGACTTAAAACGGAGGTAATTATGGAAGAAAACACAAAGACTACAGAAGTTGTAACTAACGAAGAAGTAGGAAAAGTAGATACTCAGTCTACACAAAAAACTGAGGAGGCTGTTAAGACATTTACTCAAGAAGAAGTAAATTCAATGCTAAAGAAAGAAAAACAAAAAGCTGAGAAGAAATATGAAGGCATTAATTTAACCAAATATAAAGCTTGGGAAGAAAGTCAAAAAACAGCAGAACAAAAACAAGCTGAAAAGGAAGCTGAATATCAACAAAAAGACAATCGTATATCACAACTTGAAAAAGAAAATGCAGTATTAAGAGCAGGAGTAAAAGATGCAGACGATGTTGATTATATTTTGTTCAAAGTCAGCAAAATGGAAGGCGAGTTTGAAGAGAATTTAGCTAAGTTCTTACAAGACAACCCTAAATACGTAAAGGGTGAAGAACTTACAGAGCACAAAGCGACTGGTGCACCAGTTAAGTCTATGAGCTCAACAGAAACAGATGGAGTGTTAGCAATTCTTAAGGCTAAGCACCCAGAAATGAAATTTTAGGAGGTAATTTAATATGGCAAATACAGTAACACCATTAAACGGAACACACGAAAGACAAGAAAGATATATTCCAATGATAGTGGAATTAATGAGACCTTATTTATATATAAGAAATACATTCACAACAGACTATGAAGGAAGCCCAAAAGCAGGAGCTGTTAAAGTTCCAGTAAGAAACACAGATGTTTCAGTTCAAAATTATGATGTAGTTGCAGGAGCTAACTTAACAACATCTGCTACTACATATTTAAACATTCCAATTAATAACAACAAAGTTATTAATGAATTAATTGATAATTACGAAGCTCAGGCAGTTCCAGATAATTTAATAGCACAAAGATTAGAATCAGGAGCTTATTCTATTGCCAAAACATTAGAAGCTGATGCTTTAGCAGTATTAACAGGAGAAGGAAACTTCACAGCTTCTGCAACTGCAGGAACAAACTCAACAGCTGAGACAATTTATGCTGACATCTTAAAAGATATAGCAAAACTAAAAAAATTAGGGGTACCTGCTAGTAGAATAAAAGTAGCTATAGATAGTGAAATAGAAGTATTACTATTAACAGACGAAAAATTCTCGAATACAGCATCTCAAATAGGAGCTGAATTAGCAAGAAATGGTGTAGTAGGAAAAATAAATGGATGCGAAGTAATCACAGAAGATCTATCAAGT